CATCTAAAAATACAGGAGACCCTTTTTGAAACTTTAAAATCTCATCATCAGTTAAATTCATTGATTCTATACCTCATAGAATATCCACCAATCCAAGGCGATAATGTTAAATTATCTGCCCGATGGAATTGTAATGTACCTATACCTGCTAATTTTCCATGGTTAAACATTGTATCAATTTCTTGCATAATCAGATAAGGCCGCAATGATTTATCATCTAATAGCCACTCATCATATGGGCAAGCAATGTCAAAACGTAGAGTAGATTTTTTAAACTCTGGATTATATTGATTTACAGTAAAATCATCAAAAATAGCAGTGATATATGACATTTTTTCAGTATCATCATCGAAAATTTTTGGCACAATTAAAATCTGACGATTAATTAATTCAGCATCATCCACGTCTGGATATTTCTCACTAAACGGATCGCGCACCTGATACTTCAATAAACGACAAATTTTTTGATTCGACATTAGCATATTAGCAATTGTGAAAGTATTTTTACCCATTACAGCAAAGTTACGTTGAGTTTGTTTTTCCATTGTTCTCACCTACCATAATGGAATAATTTGAATATCTTTAGAATATTCTTTCCCTTCATAAATTGCAGTTAATGTTATTTGTCCTAATTGATTATCGGCATTTGCGTGAACGTGACAAGAATTATCTACTATATTTTCAATAGTAGCTAATTTTGTGTTACTAATCGTAAAAGTAACAGCGCCAGTAATTTCTGAAGTAGCTTTTAAAGTATACAAAGATTTACGATCTAATCTTAAAGTCGCAGGGCCTTCAATATAAGCAGCAAATTCTTGAACTTGCGCGCCAACTGTAATTTGTAATGTTTGTTGTATTTGCGGAAAATCCGCCAATTGCACAATTACATCTGCCACACCTTCGCCTACTGTAGTAATTTGGCCATTTATAATCTGAATAATTTTTTTATCTGTAGTGATATATTTGACTTCTGCCGCAATAGGTTTGCCGTTTTTTGTAATAGTATAAACAGGTGTAATTGTTTCTCCAACCTGGAACACTTGCTCTAAATCTGGCACTAATAAATCATAAACTGCTATTTTATCGGTGTCAGCTATGTTTTCATCTAAATCATCATAAATAGAATTAATTTTACCTTCCGTGAGTGATAAGTAAATAACTCCCGGAACACTAGTATGGTCATATTCTACAACTGTCCAAGATTCTTCTTCCACAATAAAGTTAGTAGCGCGATTAATTGGATAACGCGGCATTAGTAATTCTGCGTATTTGTTGGGTTGTGGTGTAATTCATAGAGTATTATTCATTGATCTTATAAAAAGTATAACCTGCATAAGTACAAGGCGAACCTTGCGTCTTAAAAGCTTGGCTTAATTTAGTACCAGAAAAATTATCTGTATTACGCGCATCATTATAATTCAAATATATTTTATCTAATTCTTTACAGTAAATTGCATTGGGGAAAAATGTAATATCAAAACACCATTCCCAATGATAGCCACCCGCACTAGATAAAACACCATTGGCTGCTTCACAAATATGAGAATATGTAATATTTTTTGCTCGTCCAGCTGCTGCCGCAGTCTTAAAAACCTCGCCAGTTTCTATACAACGAATATTAGATTGTTTTTTTGTTGTATTCTTTTTAATTGAACCATATAATTCAATAAACCGATTGCGCGCATATTGAATCTGTTCTAAGGTTTGTTCTGACCCGTCGCCACCAGATGAAATATTATATCCTTTTTCAGGATTAGTAGTCTCATAAAAAGCAATCCAATATTTTTCTTTTTGATTTAATTCTTCTTTAGTAGAAGCTTGATCAATAATTGTCCACTCCCAATCTTCTGCCTTATATTTTAATAAAGCATGATGAAAATAAGGACAACCATTTTTTGTATAATGCGCACTTTTACGTTCTGATAATCTTTGTACTGTTTGACCAATATAACGTTTATTATTTACTTTATTATAAGCACAATAAATAATTCCAGTTTTCATAAAAACTTCTCCTCTATTGGACTATATCTTCATCCACTTGCGTGGAGGCCGCTACTTCGGGCAATGCCCTACTCCTTTCGGATAGTCTCTGAACCTTCCCTTTCGGGCTTGGCTGCTGATCATCCATTATAATAGTATTTAGATTTACATCATGTACTGGCTTTTTATTTCTTTCTACTTTCGTAACATTCACACTTAAATCTACCTGATTTTATGTTGTAGTATAAAAAGCACTAGGATTTTCCAGCAATTCAGCGGCGAATAAATAACCCTTACAGGTTAAGTGCTCAATTATTTTTAAGCTATTCCACGTTCTAAAATTACCTTTAATTTTACTATCCAAAGAGCTAACAAAATAACTCCACGATTGTTGAACATGGCCATCACCATCTACCCACTTCATCAAATAGTTACAGCGTATTATCCAAAAAGTACGATAAGTGCCGTTAATTTTACGCTCTTCTTGAATAACTAACCATTTTTCTATTTGACCATCTTCTAATTTCCAATTAATTATATCACCAATCACTATATCGGTTTTATTCGCTACATTTAAGAACATGATTTTTTCATATTCTTTATCTTTACTAGTTAAAACAATCCCAGTAAAATAAATTTGCCGTTCTGTAGACAAAGACACCGTATGCGGAGATTCCGCCACCCATTTATCAAATGAACGTATTCCGCCGTTACGAATGCGTTCTGCAGTGGTTTCTCCTAAATGATTAATGCGGGAAAAATATACATCAAGATAATTCATAATTTAACCCGCTAATTAGGTTCATGCATTCAAAAATAGTCTTACGAAAATAATCATATGATAAAGTTCGTAAAGATTGCAATTTGCCTAAAAGCGCCCAGTAATTAATTGAATCGGGTTCTTCCATCCCCCGCAATTCAATAATAATTGAATCTAAAAATTTTTCCCAATCACCATTTTTTTCTTTTTCGCAAAGCACACCATAAAGCCGGCCTTTTAATTTATTTTTATAACCGGCATACGTTTCATCACAAAGCATTTTTTTTACCTGCTAATTTTTTAAATAAATCGGCAGGGCGTTTAGCACGAGACCGATCATAAATACCTTCAGCTTTATGAACGTCATCGTTAATCGCGGCCTCCAATTTATTTAATTTATCTAAATGATTAGCTTGCGAAAAGTCTTTGTCCGCATATAGTTGTCGAATATTTTCCCAACTAGCAATGCATCGTTTAACCCATTCATGTTTCATATATAACGCAAGAAGTTGAATTTCATCATTAGTCAAATCTTCAGTAAACTGATAACCTTTTAAATGGGGGCCATCATCTTCTGATTCTGTAATTTCCTCTACTTCAAGCGCTACTCGCGGATATTTGAACCTAAAAATTGCCATTTTTAGAAGTTCTTGCCAATCCCGCTCTACGATTGCCAACTCTTCCTCAAGTGTCCACTCATCCGCAGTAATTCGCGCCAAAAAGGCATCATAGACTTTGAGAAAAGGAGTTGCCATAATATTAGTCCTCTAGCTGATGCTTCTTATGAATAGCATCCACTACATCAACGCCGCAATACTTTTTAATAAGAGCGGTAAATGCGGAGTCAGTAATACCAAGGTCTACAGCTGTATCTACAATAGCAGTTTTTGCTGCATCCGGCGCAGTAGGAATAAATTTTGCAAATTTCGTAATGTCACGAGCCACGAGCATTGTTTTGATTTCGGCCGCATTATAAGTTTCTGGCGCATCAATACTAGCCTCTTCTTCTGCTACGCCATCAAAATGAATATAACCGCCCGCAACAAGATTTTGAATACCTGGCTCGAATACTAATTCATCATAAAGTTCTCGTTCAATATGAATAGAACGACCAGGAATTAATTCACGACGAAACTTTAATTCAGGTACACTTAAAATTACAGTTGCTGCGCTAATATTTTTTACAGTAATAGTATTTTCCATAATTTTCCTCCTTTAACTCCATAGGTTGGGATGGGCTATTGCCCATCCCAATATATTAATTAATTACTAACGGTGATATTCAAACTCGTGTTATATGCTTGCCAGCCGCCTGCGTCGATATTAGCATTGTAATAAATACCCCAATAATTAGGAGTAGAATACATGCCTACCCCAACTTTAGTATAGCTCTGAATATTAATAGAGTTGTCACCTTCGTGGTCGTCCCACTCACGTACATAAGTATTGCCCTCAAAGCACATCTTAATGAGCTTCTCTTTGCCAGCGGGTAGCACATAAGCAAAAGAAGGATTCATTAAAAGCTTGGTATTGGTGTCATCGGTAAAGGACTGTGGCATTACTACAACAGGAGTGCCATGGAACTTACCAATATAACCACGCTCACGCACATCAATCATATCTTGATCAGAAATCTTAATTTGAGTCGTGGCGGTGCCGCTAGTAGGAACATGCGTATAAACAATAGCATTTACCATTTCAGCCGCAAACTCGGGAGTACAATAAATAATAGGAGCACCATAAGGCATTACAGTATTAATTAGCTTAGTCATAGCGGCCGCATCGAAACCAGTAGTAGCTACTAGATTACGAGAAGGACGGCCAGCTTGATTCCAAGAAGCAAGTAGTACTTCTTGTACCATCTCAAATAAACGGTCAATTAAACCAGCTTGCAGTACTTCATAGATATCAGTAATAGATTCTACGCCATCAAGATAACGCTCAAAATCAACGTAACCAGATCCACCAATGGTACGAGGATACACATTGAAGGATTCATGATCTAGACGGAAAGATTCATAGTTACCAGATTCAGTAGCGCGAGTAACAAACTGCTTGCCGCGTTGCTTACCGCGAGTCACACGGAACTCAAGACGAGTACCTTGTGGAACGCGCATAACCTCGGTGAACATACCAAGAGCATCAGTAATCGCGCGAGGCATAATTTCATCTAGATTCTCGGAAAGAATTTCAAATAAATCAACCTTGTTACGGTCGAACATAAAACGATTAAACTTACCATCTTTGCCACAGACTAGCTTGGCAATCTCGTCATGTAGAGCGGCTTCGTAATCATAATCATCGGCAGCAAATTCGGCGGGAACTTTGCGACCGAATACAGCGTCCATTAGGACCTTTAAATTATTAGTCATAATGTTCACACCTCCTTATTAAGCTACATGTACAATCTGATATTGTACGCCTTTTTCGCCATTGGGCATAGTATACTGCTTTACTACCTTACCATAAGTAGGAACATTGGTAGTAGGAGCAGTAGTGGTTACAGTAGGAATAGAACTACCAGCAGTAGGTACTACATAAACAGGAGTCTTTGCAGCTAGAGCAGTATCAATAGCAGCCGCATCAGCAATGCCAGTACCAAACTGTAAGCAATTGGAAGTTACAGTATCACCCACACTAAAAATACCTACACGAGGATAGTCGCCAGCAACTTTACGACCAAAAGTCTTCAAACCATAATGATTACCATCATATTCCTTTTCAGAAGTATAAACAATACCAATAGGAACATTATTAGCCGCAACAGGAGACTTAATAACTCCTAGAGACTTGTCAGCTAGTACCCACATGCCATTCTCACAAGGAGCAGCTTCGGTATACTCTGTGCCTAGTGGTAGCTGAGAAACAACCATGCCAGTCTTTGGGAACGCAACCTGGTTGAGTTCCACGGAGGCATATAATTCAACTGGATAACGTGCCATAATAAATGACCTCCTTAATTTTTCTTATATTTCTTCATTAGAAGTGCAAAACTGGATTCTTCAACTTCAGGCAGCGGTACTTTGTGAGTTTCGTGTTCAGCAGGAACCTGCTTGCGCGCAAACACAACTGCTAACTTAGATTCCAGTTCGTCATAGGAAAAGTTATTTATATTAGAACGGATAGGGTCAATTTCCTCCCCGTCTAATAAATGCGCATAAGTTTCTATCAATTCATTCTTACGAACAGCTTCGGCCTCTGCCGCTTGATGTTCATAGTCTGCGACAGTTTGCCGTAAACGAGAAAGCTCTTCGTTTAATGCTGCCATTTGTTGTACGGTTTGCTGTGCGACAGCAAAATCAGCTTGTAGGGATTCGTAAGCAGATTGCAATTGGTTGTAAGAGTTCTGTAAGTCCTCAAATTGGCTGCGGAGTTCCTCAATAGCAACAGTTTCATCAGATTCAGATTCATTTTCGGGCTCAGGTTCAGCCGCGAACTCATCTTGAACGACTTCTGGTTCTGCCGCGGTCTCAGGCTCGTTTGCCTGAAATCCATCATCTTGAGGTTCAACCGCAGGTTGTTCAACAATTTCGGTAGTTTGCTCATTCACTACTTCTTGTTCAAACTCATTCATAGGTTGTTCTCCTCCTTCTGATATTTTTGTAGCCTCTTCAACTTGTGCTTTGAGGTCAGACAAAAGTGAAGAGAACTTTTCAAATTGAGATGTATATGTATTATCATCCTTAGAAAAGAATGAAGATACCGAAAAACATGGTTCATGTGAACCAATAATACAAAAGCCTAACATTTGCGCGGTTTTGTATACATAATATTCTGTGT